CATGATTGAGGCATGTGGATTTCCAGCCGCTTTACGCTATAGCAGTATTCTACTAGGCGGCTTTTGTTTAGTCAATGCCTAACATGTGGCTATGGAAGAACCAATTAAACCTAAACCCAATCTTATCGAAATGGCCAAAAAGAGAAGACATCTGCATCTGGTTGAAAAGCTCGCCAAAGGAAAATCTTCCACACCTACCCTTTCCCGGCCAGAGATCGAAGAATTAGAGAAGTATGAAGGGGATCCCGGTTCCCCTGGTATCGTAGATAGCCAGGAGAAAGTCGCCAAGGTCTTCGGCGTAGCCACCCGGACCGTAGAACGTTGGGTCAGGGAAAGGATGCCGACTACTTCTGATGGGAAGTATGATCTTCTAGAGATCCGCGCCTGGCGTGAAATGAGGAGGTATGGTAATACCAAATCTACTAAGAAAAGTGAACTAGAAGATAGAAAAGACGCAGCTGACGCATTCTTTCGTGAATGCAAGGCAAAGTTGGCAGAGATAACTCTCAAAAAGGTCTTAGGTGAGCTTATCCCCAAAGAAATCGTAGAAAAAGAGCTTATTCAGATTAGTATAGGCATCAAGCGCGCCCTTCTCGCTCTTCCCCAGCAAGTAGCATCCCAACTCGTAGGCCTCGAAGCCCGGCAGATAGATATTTTACTTAGTGATCGCATTAAGGAAGTCATAGAAGTTATTAGAGACGGTAAAGCCTTATTTAAAAAAATAAAGAATGAGCAAGCAAGCAGAAACGCTAACAATATGGACGCCTAGGGTCCGCAGTGCATGGCAACTCCCCAATGAGCTGACGGTATCGCAATGGGCAGATCAATATCGTAAACTCGACCCTATGATTTCCGCAGAACCTGGCCAGTGGCGCAGCGATCGCACTCCCTATCTTCGTGGCATTATGGATGCCTTTAATGATCCTCTTGTCGAGAAGATCACAATCATGTCCTGTACGCAGGTAGGAAAAACCGAAAGTTGGCTGAACATGCTCGGCTATGCCATAGACCAAGACCCAGCCCCTGTCTTAATCGTCATGCCGCGCGAGCCCGATGCAAAATATATTTCAAAGAGCAGAGTCCTTCCAATGATTAGGATCTCCCCTGAGTTAAGCCAACATCTTACTAAAGATTCAGATGATTTAACCAGACTAGAAATAAAATTGGACCGGATGTTTATCTATTTCGCAGGCGCCAATAGTCCTGCAGCTCTTTCCGGCAAGCCGGTAAGGTATGTTTTGCGTGATGAAGTTGATAAGTATCCCAAGTTTTCAGGTGAAGAGGCAGATCCAATAAAGCTTTCCAATGAAAGAACTCATACCTTTTGGAATAGGAAAAGCATAGATTGCTCAACTCCTACCACCAAAAACGGCTATATTTACAGGGAATATGAACGCTCAGATAAAAGAAGTTACTACGTACCTTGTCCTCATTGTGGTGGATACCAGGTTTTGGAATTCAGACACCATGTAAAATTCCCCGAAGAAGAGCGGGATCCGGATATCATTAAGAAAAATAAACTTGCCTGGTATCAATGCGAATACTGTAAGGGAAAGATAATTGATTCAATGAAACAAGAGATGCTTCTTAAGGGTAAATGGATCCCCGCGGCCATAAAACTTGATTCCAAAGGGCATATACCAGAAAAATTGGATTTTCCAATAGTTTCGCATGTCGGTTTCCACCTTAATGCCCTATATTCCCCCTGGCTTACCTTCTCGGATGTAGCGGCTGAATTTCTTGATTCCCACGATGAGCCGGCACTTCTTATGAATTTCATCAACAGCTGGCTTGCTCAGGTTTGGGAAGAAGAAGCGATAGAAACCAAGCCGGAAAGGTTAAAGCACCTTTGTGGGGATTATGCCCGGGATACGGTCCCGGATGGCGGTATTGTTTTGGCTGGCGGGGTGGATGTGCAAAAAGATTATTTTATAATTACGATCCGCGCCTGGGGCGTTTATCCTCAATCCTGGCTTATTCATGAAGAAAGAGTCGCCGAATGGGAAGAAGTAGAGCATATTTTATTTGAAACCCGGTATCCTTCTGTCGTTCCAGGAATTGAACCTTTTCCTGTAAGATTGACTTGTTTTGATACAGGATACAGGACTAGTGAGGTATATAACTTCTGTCGGAAGTATCCGGGTTTAACCAGGGCGATTAAAGGAAAAGATCAGATAACCGGTGTACCTTATAAAATGGTCACTATTGATAGATATCCGGACGGCAAGCGTATTCCAGGAGGTCTTAAACTTTGGTTTCTCGATACTAATTATTTCAAAGATAAAATTAGCTTTTTTGTGCATACGGAACATGCCTCGCCAACATGGCATCTGCATAGGGAGCCTACTGAAGAATATTTCAGGTGGTTTTGTGGTGAACATAAGATCACTAAGCGTGATCGAAAGACCGGCAGGACTTATGAGGCCTGGGAACCAATTTCCTCACATGCTCAGGCTCATTATTGGGATTCTGAAGTATATGCCCTGGCTGCAGCTGAAATGATGCGCGTATTTACTCTAAAGGATGAGGATAAACCTGGTTCGATATCAGAACGACCTGCACAAAAACCTCAGCAAAAACCTCCCAAATGGATCGCAAGAGAAGGAAAATGGATAGATCATGGGTGATTGGATAGAAAGACCTGAGGAATGGATACCACACCAGAGTAAACAAAAACATAGGTCTATTGTTAAAGAAGCCGAAGAGAATCAACAATCGAAAAAAAAGCAATCATTACAATATGGGGTTATTTATCATCCTTTGCGCTGTCCAAGATGCAGAAGTAAGAATATTAAGACATATAAATCTGAACCACCTATCAGGTATCATAAATGTCGAGATTGTGGGTATAATTTTAGAAGCAGGGAAGCTAAAGAGGTAGAGAAGATTATTGCCGTATAATCCAGGATTCTTTATCAGGCCGCGATGAATTCTTTGATTTTTGGCAATCTTTTAATTGTTGTTTAAGTTTCTTATTCTTTCTAAAAAGGAGGAGGCATGCAATTGATATGGATAATGAGATTAATCCTAGGATTAATATTAGGAATCGTTTTAATACTACAGAAACAGTTAAATAAGATATTACTTGATGATCATACTTACTTAAAATTCCTAAAAGAAAACCAACCAGAACAATCAGGTAGGAAAAGATGGCTAAAACAGTTTTATAAGGGGCAAGGAGATGTTCTTTTCTTCTCAAATATTCTGTCAATTGTCGTAACGGCCGCATTAATATATACATGGTTTTTGAAATAATTATAGCACAAAAAGGGTCAAAAACAGGTAAAAAAGTCGTTACTACAGCGTAGTAACGACCCCCTTGACAATTTTATAAGATAAATGAGATAATATAATCGACAATCTGGAATAATTCCGGCTGATCCCCGGATTTATAATTAAAAAGGGCATTGCGGTGCCGCAACATCGCATTGCCCTTTTTATTTTAGTAGCGGCAGACTGGTGCCAGTTCCACTAGTTTGCCGCTTTCTTTTTTAGGAGGATAATGACAGTACCTACCAATCAGGAAATGCTCGATGCCGTAAAAACCGCCATCTACGCCATCCTCACCGGCGGGGCAGTCCAATCATACAATATTAATGGCCGCAATCTGCAGAAATATTCCTTAACCGAACTCCAAAAAATGAGAAGGGACCTTGAAAAAGCCATCGCAGCTGCCACCGGCAGCGGCCGTAATTATGCGAAATTTGTGGACCCAACTTAAATATGAAAACAGAAAAACAAAACACGAATAACTGGGTAGCAAATAGAATAGACGACTTAGTCGGGGTATTCTCTCCAATTGCCGCAGCAAAAAGAAAATATTTCCGTTTTATCGCACAAACCATGTTTGGCTCTTACCAAGGCGCCTTAGGCGGCCGGTTACGCGGCTCCTGGATAGCCAGTAGCGGATCCGCAGATGAAGACCTCCTGCGAGATATCGCCAAATTACGCGAAAGAAGCAGGGATCTAATCCGCAATGATGGTATCGCATCGGGCGCAATGGATACCATTATTACAAACATCATCGGCTCAGGTATCAGTCCGCAAAGCAGGATAGATAAAGAGATCTTAAAAATCAATGAAGATTATGCCGATAAGTTACAGAAACAGTTCGAGAAAATATGGCAAAGATGGGTTCCCTACGCCGATGCCGCCAACCGGCTAAATTTCTATGAAATAGAAGAACTTTCAGAACGTAGCCGTTTTACAAATGGAGAATCAATAATCGTTCCTTTAAGGATCCCCGCAGCCAAAAGGAAAAGACCCTATTCCATTGCTTTGCAATCTGTAGAAGCGGACCGACTCGCCACACCAAGCGACCTTTATTCCAATAGGAAAATCCGTTACGGAGTGGAAATAGGGGAATATGGCGAACCGGTAGCTTATTACATACGTAATACCCATCCTGGAGATTATTTTTATTCAAAAAGCTTTGATAATTCCAGCCAGAATTATATTCGTTATCCGGCTCTTAATGATTTAGGTGATCCAAACATTTTTCATCTTTATCATCTAAAACGTTCTGGGCAGACCCGCGGAGAACCATTTTTCACCCCTGTAATCACTCTTTTCCAGGATAGAAATAAGTATATGGAAGCCGAAATAATGGCCGCCAGGGTAGCTGCTTGTTTCGCCGCATTTGTCAAAAAAGAAATGGCAAATGAATATGCCATGGGGCAATCAGAAAAAGATGAAGAAGGCAAACAGTTAGAAAGTATCGAACCGGCATTAATCCAATATCTCGAGCCCGGGGAAGATGTTTCCTTTGCCAACCCCAATCGTCCGGGCAATAATTTCGGGATATTCATGGAGCGTATCTTACGGGATATTTCATCCGGCCTGAACCTACCCTATGAAATACTCTCTAAGGATTTCTCAAAGTCAAATTATTCCAATACTCGCGCTGCCTTACTTGAGGCGCGCAGGTTCTTTATGATGCAGCAGCGTTTTATAGCGGATAGGCTTGGTAAGCCGGTGTTCTTCGCGCTTATAGAAGAAGCTTATCTGCTTGGAGAGCTCCCCATCCTTGATTTTTACCAAAATAGAGAAGCTTACGTGCGCAGCCGCTGGATAGCTCCTGGATGGCAGTGGATAGATCCTCAAAATGAAGTCACGGCCGCTGCGGATTCTGTAAATAATAATTTCTCTACATTAGCCGAAGAAGCAGCTGATCGTGGCCAGGATTATGAAGAAATATTAGAGCAACGCGCCAGGGAACAGAAAAAGATAAAAGAACTTGAAGCCAAGTATGGCATAAAATTGACCCCTCAGCAACCGCCTATAATTAAACAACAACTTCCGGGTAAGAAACAGCCAGGGGATACTGCTCCCGGAGATCAACCAGCTGGTCCTGATGCTCAACAGCCTGGTGAACCCGCTCCTGGTGATCAGCCGGCAGGAGGTAATCAAAATGAATAAAAATAGAAAATCCAAATCCAATAAAGAAAAGAAAATAAAGATATCATTTGCTCCCATGAACATGATGGTCAAGGCAAAAACTTTCATAGTATCGGTTCTTAAAAAAGAATTATAAATATGCCTACACCCAGGCCTAAGGAAAAAGAGAAAGATTTTATTGATAGATGCATACCTCAATTGATCGAGACAGAAGGACGTAAACCGGATGAGGCCTCAGCTATTTGCCACAGCATTTGGGATAAGCACAATAAGAAAAAGGGGGGTATTGAAATGCCAAAAACAGAATTCCTAAGGTCGAATATTGCCCAGGGCATAGAGCAGGGCGCTCAAGGTGTGGATCCGGGATTTAAACATGATAAAGGCAAGGGTGCGATTTTCGGATATACCGTGATCACCAAGGGCAAACTCAACGGGCAAGATGTCCGCAATTGGGAAATGGATGATACATCCCTGGATCAGATCGTAGAACTTGGCAATAAAAGCGCCATCGGAATTAAATCCCGTTTTGGCCATCCCAATATGAGCGGAGAGGCGTTAGGCACCTTCCTTGGCCGCGCCAAGAATTTCCGGCGCGATGGTGATGTAGTAAGAGCTGATCTTTACTTCGATGAAACAGCCTATAAGACCCCCAACGGGGATTTGGCAACCTATATATTGGATCTTGCCAGTAATGATCCGGCATCTTTCGGCACCTCAATAGTATTTTCTGCAGATCTGGAAACCCGGCTGGAAAAAGACAGTACCCCTAAGAAAGATGGGAGCGGCAAACCCCTGCCGGCATTGGTAAGATTTAAAAAATTATTTGGCTCTGATGTTGTTGATGATCCCGCGGCCACAAACGGCATGTTCAGCAAATTCTTCAATGAAAGCGTGGAATTATCGGCAAAAGCCACAGAGTTTTTAGATAAATTACTTTGCGATCCCGATGCATTAGACCGCGTGATGGGCTTTCTCGAGAGATATAGAGAAAATCGGGTTGAAATAGAGCTAGAAGAAGAGAAAAAGCAATCTAACCAACTTCACAAGGAGGTAGGAGAAATGGACCCAAAAGAGTTGACATTGGAAATATTGACCAAGGAAAGGCCTGATCTGGTTGCCTCGATACAGAGTGAGGCAGCGAATAAGGCAATCACAGGCGAACGTGCCCGCGCATTGGCCATTACCAAAGCAGCCAATACGGAATTCAAAGGCATGGGGATGGAAGCCTTAAGTGAAGAATCCATCGAAAAAGGCAACACACTTGATGCTGCTCTCGCATCCATGCGCGGTAAAAGGTTAGCTGACCTTACGGCAGCCGGCAATAAGGCCCCGGGTGCAGATGATGCAGAATCCGGGAAAGAAAAAACGCACCTTGAACTGGCAAAAGCGTACCAGGCAGAGCACAAATGTACCATTGTAGAGGCATTGAAAGCAACCGTGCCCGTGAAAAAGCAATAAGCAGAGTTTAACATCGTTCTTTGTTGGCAAAAAGCAATTAACCAATTCCAAAAGGAGGGAAGTAAAGATGTATAACGAAGGCGTAAGAACATTTACCGCAGGGGAAGCACTAGAAGCGTACAGGCGCGTCAAATTAAGTTCCACAGCGGAACAGGTCGAATATGCCGATAAGAATGATGATTTTATCGGAGTAACATTGGAAGCCGCAGCATCAGGCAGCCCTGTAGCCGTCAAGATGCACAATACACCTGGTTCCGTGGAAGTCGAAGCATCGGCTGCAATTACCGTCAATTCCACCATCTATGGCGCGGATGATGGAAAAGTATCAAATTCATCGACCGGCGCGGATAAATTCGGAAAGGCATTAGAAGAGGCATCCGGAAGCGGGGCAATTATCGAAGCAGTTATCGATAAAGTAGCGTAGTATCATTTTTCAAAGCTCTTTGCAAATAATGATTCTTAACCAATCCTAAAAGGAGGGAAGTAAAGATGGGTATACAGCCGTCAGGCAGTAGGTCAACACCGCGCCTTGACCTTGGCGCGGCAGTCATGGAGTTCATCGATCAGCAGAAAACGTTCATCGGCGTCCAGGCAGCACCAATCTTCAAGAGCCCGTTAAAGAAAGCCGTCTTTAACGCCATCACCAGGGAATGCCTCACCAAGGATGTAGATACAAAGCGCGCCATGAGGGGTAATTACAACAGGGAAGGGATCGTCACCGAAGAGATCTCTTTTGATTGCGAAGAGCATGGCCTGGAAGGTGCGCTCGATGACGGGGAAAGAAAGCTTTATGCAAGAGATTTTGACGGCGAACTCGTAACCGTCCAGCAGATAACCAATTTACTGCTTCTTGCCCAGGAGAAACGCATCGCAGCTGCATTATTCAATACCACAACCTTTACCGGATCAGCGCTCTATACCGATAACTCAAGCGCCCCGTGGGATGCGGTAGGTTCTGATGCGATCGGGCAGGTTAAGCTAGCCAGGGAAAAGATCCGCCAGAATTGCGGCATCAATTCAGTCAGCCTCATCATCAGCAAGACCAACATCGACCGGCTGCTCCTGAATACCGGCATCAAAGCAGCTATCCAATATGTTGCCCGTTTGACCGAAGCAGAACTCTTAAACGCCCTCGCCGATATCCTGGGTGTTGAGAGGATCCTGACCGGCTTGGCCATCCGCAATACCGCTAACAAAGGCAAGACATTCTCAGGCGCGGATGTATGGAGTGACGATTATGCTTTACTCGCAGTAGTTGCCAAAAATGCGGAAAGCCTTACCGAACCGGCACTGGCAAGGACGATCCTCTGGACTGAAGACAGCCCGGAGAACACCTTAGTTGAGCAATATCGCGAAGAAGCAAAGAAAAGCGATATCTTCCGCGTTCGCCACAGCGTTGACGAGCTCATCATCGACCCGTATTTCGGACATCTGCTTAAAGTAGACGCCTAAGGAGTAAAAAACAGACCTCGGGGCCCTATCGGGTCCCGGGGTCTATCTATTATATGACTCCAGTCACCTTTATAACCGACGGCATAAATAAAACCTACGATACGCCCCAGAAATTCCGGGCCAATACCACCCTTATCTTCTTAAATGGCGTATACCAGGGCCTGGGAAGGGACTATACAGAGGATTCCGGCAGGCAGTCAATAACCTTTGTGAACTTGCCGGACGGAGGCCTTGAGGGGGAGATAAGGTACTTTGTTGACACCGATATCCCCGTCATCATCCCGGGAAGGACTTATCTCAAGGACCAGCTGGCCGTAGACACAATCAATACCTTCCTGAACGAGAACGAATTCGCCGAATGGATAGTATATACTCCTAAATCCGGCACAGAGAAGACGATCAAGGCCATCGTGGACCGCCCGCGCGCGCAGCCGGCAGGAGAAGATACCGGCCGGATACTTTTAAATGAATATTCCATTATGATCGCAAATAACGAAACCTACGGCGCCATAACAATCAACAAGGGCGGCGACATGGTAACTCTCCTGGATCGTATCGGCGGCACACTTGTCGATTTCAGGGTAGTAGATATTCTTAGCCAGGACGAAGGGATGTTTCACCTACTCATACAAAAATAAATGGCAGAGAACCAGGAACCTACAACCAATAAATATTTCGAAACTGACGCCCAGATAGACACTTCCAAGCTGGAAAAGGCTCTTCAACTCGCCCCTCAATTCCTGAAGGAAGAGCTGATGGACGCCTTTGACCATATACGCCGCGCCTTCTTTAACGCTTTCTATCAAAATACAGGTATCAAAGACAGGCGTTTCATCCGCACCAAGGACAGGGGAATCGGCAAGCGCATCAAAGTCTACCGCAATCCAAATCTTGGAAATCCCCTGGATATGGAATTAGGCATCTTCAGCCGTTCCAAGATCGTAGCCGCGCATGAGAAAGGCGCCACAATCACATCAAGATCAGGAGGCATGCTCGCAATCCCCATAGACGAAGCCCTAAACCAGCGCGGCCGCATAAAAAGCCAATACAGCAAATATTCAAGTTACAGAGAAATACCCGGCATATTCCCAATTTTACTAAAAGGCAGGATGTTCCTGGTAAAGCGCGACAGCGAAGGCAAACTGAAATTATTCTTCGTCCTTAAGAACCAGGTCCAGATCCAGCCCCGCCTGAGATTCTATGACACCTGGTCGGGAATGGAAGGATATAGGGCAAAGATCTTAAATAACGCCGTCATCAAAGCATTAAAGAGGTGGCACTGATGCCTGAGACACCTACAATCAGGGAAAATATCTTAATCAATCTTCAGACTGTCCTGGAAACGATAAAGAAGACCGCAGGATTTAATAACGATTTCGCCAGCGCCCAAAGATGGAACCAGCGCGGCCCGGCTCTTGCCAATATACCTACCGTCATCATCAATGCCGGCCCTGAAGAGAAAGATCCCAGCCCTTTCCCTTTAGCGACCTGCACCTTTAATGTCTACCTGGATATCTGGACAAACCATGAGGAAACTGATACCCGTTCTTCAGATGAAATACTTGACAGCCTCCTTGGGGACGTCGAAAAGGCTTTAATGGCCGACATTACTCGGGGAGGGCACGCAATAAATACCAAGATCCTCAGGAACTATCCTTTCCAAGCCGTACAAGGGCAACCCTCAATCGGCATTTCCATAGAGATAGAAATAACCTATCAGCACCAGTTAACTGACCCGGCAGTCGCCGGATAAAAGGAGGAAGTATGGCAAAATTAACCAAGAAAAGACAACTGGCCGCAAAGATCGAGAGTATCGAAGGCACAGCAGAGACCCTGGCCGCTATAGACGCCAAGTTACTGGCCTATGATCCTAAGGCAACACCAGATCCACAGCTTCATGACAAACAGCCGGCAACCGACAGTTTCTCGAAATTCGGGAAACTAGTCGGCTCCATCCCCATGGGCCTGACCTTCGGTCTTGGCCTTAAAGGGTCCGGCACAGCCACAGTCGAACCGCAATTCGGCAAGATCTTAAAAGGCTGCGGCTTCCAGATCAACACCTTTAAAACAATCTCCATTGGCGCAATCACCAGCGGTCCTTTCCTGCATAGCGAAGTCATCACAGGCAGTATATCCGGAGCAACCGGCAGGGTCCTGATCAAAACCGTAACCGGCACAACCACACTCTACTTCGTGCTCATATCCGGGACCTTCCAGAGCGGAGAAACCCTCACAGGCAGCATATCCGGCGCAACCGCCGTAACCTCATCTACCGCATCCGACACAGGCAAGGCAATCGAGCCATTATCCCTGTATGCCACTACGCAGATAGAATCCCTGACATTAGGCAACTATGAAGACGGCATAAGGAAACTGATAAAAGGCGCGCGCGGCAATGTTAAATTCCCCTTCAAAATGGGCGAGCCGGTCATCATGGAACTCGATTTTAAAGGCGCCGAACAGGCCATCGCGGATATTCCTTTATTATCAGGAGTCACCTTTGAATCTACCAAGATGCCGGTCTTCCTTAATGCCGGCTTCACTGTAGACAGTTATGCCGCCCGTGTAAGCGAATTGAATTTAGACATGGGAAACGCCCTGGCGCAAAGAGACGATATTAATGACGCCAAAGGCATATTGTCATTTCTGCTTACAGACAGGAATCCCACAGGATCATTCAAGACAGAGATGGTCCCCGCGGCCACCTATGACTTCTACGCTAAATTAGAGGCCAATACGGAAGTGGAACTTAATTTCATCCTGGGAGCCACAACAGGCAACAAATTCAGGTTCTATGCCCCCAAACTGCAATACACCAAGATAGAGGATGATGACGCATCCGGCAGGCAGCTAATCACAGTCTCATACTGCCTTAACGGCACCCTGGGGTTAAAGGACAGCGAATTCGCGATCCTTTGCCTATAAAAAGAAACTTTAAAAGGAGGTAACAAATGATTACGGGAATTAATATCGCGGAAACAAAAGATTATATCTCCAAATATGACCCGGATAAAGAAAAAGCGACTATCTGGAAGATCGGGATACTCGACTCAATCTTAAAATCAAAAATCCAGAATGTCGTCACTACCTATGAAGCTGACCCGAGCAATCCCAGGAACGTCAAAGCCAAGGCAACAATCAACGTAAAGGAACAGGCCCTGGAGATAGTCAGGTTTGGGTTAAAGGGGTTTGAGAATTTCATACATCCACAGACCAAGGAACCGATTAAATTCGACACCATAAGCATCAGCCGTTTCGGAAAAAATTATAATGTTGTTTCAGATAGGATCCTGGAAATAATCCCTTCGGAGGTCCTTGGGGAATTAGCTGAAGAAATCGGCAAGGAAAGCGGGCTTACCGAAGAAGAAACAAAAAACTAATCCTGGCAGTTTGGGTTGGGAAGTTTAACCTCGACTGCCGCAAATGTTCGCCGGAAGCCAAAGTCAATAATGGCTGCGAAGAAGATTCACCTATCCCGGGAGTATGGCAAGTAGATGATTGGGAATTCCAGAGATGCCCGTTAAAGATAATAACGCGCCAAAGCGAGGAATATCTCCAGGCCTACTGGTTCCTTAATAAAGGGATGCTTCCAGGCCCCGGAGGATGGTTAGAGCAGTCGGCAAAGTTCCTAGAGGCAATGATGATAATTACAGCGGAAAAAGTGGCCATAAGGAAAGAACTCGATGAAGAAGCGAATAAGAACATAAGAAGGTAATAACCATGCCAGATGACAAAGTAATAGAGATTATTTTAAGATTGCGCGATGAGGTCACCAAGGGCCTGCAGCAAGCGCAGGTCGGGCTTCATCAATTCTCTAACCAGGTCAAGGAAATAGGCCTTGATATGCGTAAAACCGGCCGGGAAATGACTTTTATGGGGACATCTATGCTTATGGCCGGCACAGCCCTTACTGCGCCGCTTATTGCCGCATATAAAGAAGCCGGGAAATTTAATGCAGACATAGCCCACCAACTTAATGAAACTAAGAACGTATTCCAAAATCTTTCCGTTTCTATCGGAGAGGCACTTCTTCCTGTCATGAAAGAAGCTACTGATCAAATCGCCAAGATGGTCAATTGGTGGGAAAACCTCGATGGGGCCATGCGAGAGAAAATAATAACTTCTGTATTTAATTTAGGTAAAAATCTTATATTTTTAGGCACGACATTTCTAATTGTAGGCAAAAGTATAACCTTCCTGGGCAATTTAGCTTTATTAACTTCTGCTTTGATGGCCATGAATCCTGTTATCTTGGCAGCCGCCGCGGCATTCGGAGTTCTTGTCGTTGTCATGTTGAAATCAAAAGCAATAGCAGATGGGGTACTGGGGACATTTGCATTACTTACAAAGATCCTGACTGTAGGATTGATTAATATTGATTATAAGAAGATGTCGGCTGGTTTGGATGATTGGAAGAAAAGTTTCACTGATGTTGCCGGTTTATATAAGAATTTTATTAATCAATTCGGAGGTGCTGGCTGGGAAAAGATGAAACAACCCCAAGGAGATTTCTTCAGTGGTTTTAAATTGGGATTGGAACAGACAAGGGAAGCTTTGGCCAGCTGGCGAGATATAGGATTACAGGAAGCAACAGATTTATTTAGTGGGATGCAATCAAATTTCAAGACCATGTTTGTGGATGCCTTTTCAGGACAATTGAAAAAAGCCTCTGATTATTTTGCGGCCTTCGGGAATACATTAATCAATATTTTTGCTGATATCCTATCCAAAATGGTAGAAATGTGGATTTCCAGTCAATTATGGCAATTATTTGGTCTTGGAGGTAGTACCGCTACTATTGCCGGCATGGGAACAGTTTCAGTGGCCCCCGCCAATTATTATTTATCTTCTGCTGCTACTCTTCATGAAGGTGGCCTCATCCGGGCCCATAGTGGATATCTAGCCTCTGATGAAAGACCGATAATAGTGCAGACAGGTGAAAGAGTTTTATCCCGAAGCCAGAATAGAGATTATGAAAAAGGCAGCGGTAGGGGTGATATTTATATAACCATGAATCCTACGGGAATCGTTAAAGCATACGATTTCGCTGATTTTTATGCGCATAAGGAAGAATTCCAGGCCATGATGGCTGAATCGATAGATTTAAATAAATTAAGGAAGGTAATTAATGCGAATCGCTAAATTGGAGAAGAAATGGACTTATTCAATAGGATAGTTACGAACATCTTCAGTTGCGGATTGCGAATGATAGATCCCACTATGACCAGTACTATATCCAACCAAAATATTATCAACAAAATCAAAGACATTTTCCATACTATTATATCGCCAAGATTCATAAACATGTCCATTAATAGTTTGGCGAGACCAATTAGATGGAGAACTATTAACACTATAGACTTGCTCTTTAGTCATTCCCAAATGTATTGTTTTAACAAGATTCTGATCATACGTAGTATGGATACTGGCACAGCCATATAGAATAAGAGATATAAAAATCAAAATTAAGGTTTTCATGGCATTAAATATACCATATTTTAACCAAAATTCAAGATAAAAATGGACAATTTTCCCTATTCCCCCGATTTTAAATACAAAGTAACCCCGAAATATAATGTTGAATCTACCCAATATGAGAATAAAGTTGAAGACTCTCGCCTTTTGACTTCTAAAAAACTTCGCACCTTTGAATTTCCTTTTACCGTACGTCCTAAGACTGAAATGGATATTGTTATCGCTTTCTTTGATACGCAAAAAGAGAACCTTAATCCTTTCACTGTAACCATAGATGGCGAGATAATTACCGGGAAATTTGAACCGGGAACCTTCTGGTACTCTCCTATTTCTGCCGGAATCTATGAATATGGGTTTACTTTCCAAGAGGTGCCTTAATGGTAGAAACAAATTCTGCGTTTAAAGAAGAATCCCGCAAACAAGCTACCAAACCAATTTTTCTCTATACCGTCTATGATTATAAAGGCAATGGAGAGAATTTATATTATGCTGCCTATGACATAAATGTACTATTCGGGGATCCTCCAATTGAGTATATAAGATTCCCAATTACCCATGATGAAATTACCGAAAATACTAAAGGGGAAATAGATACTACTAAGGTGCAATTATCTAACATTGCCCGTCTAGTTGAATATTATCTCCAAAATTATGACCTACGTGGCAAAAAGGTTTCAATTAAGATGGTCTGGGCCAATAAGCTTGATGATCCTGATTGTTATATAGAGTTTTCTAATTATATAGATTCTTATTCTTCCAATGTCAAAGATGTAGTTTTCAGCTTAATGAGCAAATTCGATATCTTGAACGTTACCATCCCCGGAATGATATGGTTACGTGATTTCTGCCAGTGGGAATTTGCATCACCCGCAGTAAGAACAGCTGGCAGAGGACAAGAATGTGGATATCTTGGTTCAGAAATAAGTTGCAATAGAACTTGGCAGAGATGCAAGGAATTAGGTAATAGTCGCAGGTTTATTGGTTGCCGTTCAATTCCGGGGAGAAGAGGATTCATATAAAAATATGAAAGAAATAGAATTCATCCGTAAATTATTCACTATTCCTTATAAACACCGCGGCCGCGGATATGACGGCGCGGATTGTTATGGCTTAATCATTTTGTTCTACCGTGATTTCTTGGGCATTGAATTGCTGGATGTATATCAGGATTATGATGAAAGTTGGGCATTTAAGAGCAACAAGAATTATTTTTTGGAGAATTACCATAAGCAATTCGAGAAGATTTCCTTACCCAGAATATACGATATTATTTTATTTCAAAATAAGAAAGGCATTGCCAATCATGGCGGAGTGGTCCTGCAAAATGGTAAATTCATTCATTGTTCCAAAGATGGGGTAAGTATTAATAGATACAACGATGAAGATTTTAAACGGAAATTCAATGGATTTTATCGATATAAAAATGGCTTATAAAAAGAAAAATATCACTATTCGTTTTATTCCCAATATCCTTTCAGAGGAAAATAGGATATTAAAATCTTTCCCATATAACCGTGACTGGACTATTCGCAAATATCTTAAAAAATCAGGATTTGAATTTAAGGATATGCATATTGAAATTAATGGTAAAGAAATTAAAAATTTGAATCAGCATTTAATTATTGGAGACGAGATTTTGGTTATTCCGAAAATAGAACATCCTATCCTTTTTATTATTGCTGCAGCTAAATGGTTTATGGCCTTATCTGTTTTAGCAAAAATTGGAGTAATTCTCACAACAGTTTCTATGGGTTATTCAGTTTATCAGGCCATTGCTGTTCAACGAGTAAAAACTCCTTCTTTTGATACCTCAGGAGATGGACTTGATGCTGATTCTCCTTCTTCCTCTTGGGATGGTGTGCGTACAACCGCAAATGTCGGTACTCCTATACCTGTTATTTGCGGCACGGTTCTTACCGGGGGGAATGTCCTTAATGAATACGTTTCTACAGACGGGGATAAAAATTATTTGCATACTCTTTTGGGGATCTGCCATGGTGAAGTAGATAGTATTACCTTGATTCGCATTAACCGCAACCCTGCAGCCAACTATTCCGGTTATACCCTTGAAAGCCGCCTTGGCACCAATACTCAAACAGTCATTTCAGATTTTCATGATAATCACAACCTAAAATCCATCGCCATCCAGATTACTAAAGATGATGCCTATACCTACACTACTGAAGATGACGATGTAGAAGCCTTTGAAGTACATTTCCAGTTGCCTTCTGGACTCTATCAGACAGACGCAAACGGCAATATATTATCTAATGATGTAACCTACAAAATCGAGTATAAACTCCATTCTTCTGAAACCTGGATAGATCTTGGCTCAACCACTATCAGCGCCAAATCTCGTAGCAGTCTGAAACGCATCTTCCGTCAGTCCGGACTTACAACCGGTCAGTACGATATCCGCGTCACCAAGACTTCAGATGATAGTGATTTTACACATACCAGTGATCTTTATATCGAACGTATAGATGAGATCAGCTGTGAAGATGAGCAGGAATTCCCCAATATCGCCGTAGCCGGCGTCAAATCCCTGGCCATGGACCAATTGTCCGGATCCTTCCCGGATTATGAATTCCTTGCGCGCGGAAAGTTTATGATCCCCAAAGTCATGAATGGAGAAAATATTGTAAGTTGGGATGATTATTATTGGGATCCCACTGCAACCTGCTATAAACTCCTTTCCGATGGGATCATTCTTACATGGGATGGCGTAACTTTCATTACAGCCTATTCCGCAAACCCTATCTGGTTCCTTTATCACCTAATGATCAATAAACGTTTCGGTCTTGGCCATTTTATCACCTCTAGCGATCATAACCTGGATTACCTGGTAGAAATGTCCCAATATTGCGAAGAACGCGTCCCTGATGGCCTGGGAGGCTGGGAAAAGCGCTTCCGCCTCGATATCTGCATAGATAGCCCCCAAAAGGCCTTGGATCTAATATTACAACTCTGCTCAGTTTTCCGTGGACTTCCGTTTTATTCCGATAGAGGCCAAATCAAGATCGCCATCGAGAAACCAGAGATCCCGGTTCAGCTCATTCACATGGGCAATATTGTAAAAGATAGTTTTTCCGAGACTTGGGATTCTATCCGTGATGTCCCCAATATCGTTAATGTTCAATTTAATGACCAGGATAATAACTATGAAACAAGTACTATCCAAGCTGCCATAGATGATGAGGCCCTGGCTGCCGGCAAGCCTGTAAATATTAAAACTATCCGATATTATGGCACAAAACTTTCCTACGCCATCCGTTATGGTCGCGATTACCTTAAAATCTGCAAATATATCTCTAATACCATAAAACTCTCAGCCGGCATAGGCGCTCTCGTGCGCCAATGCGGTGAACTCATCGATATAGCCCATGACGTGCCACAATGGGGTTTTTCCGGCCTTGTAAAGGCGGATTTTGATTATAAAGGCACCTATGACGCAGATACCCTTTATGCCATAAATGACGCAGTCGCCTATGAAGAAAATGAATATAAAGCTATTCAACCAGCCTTAGGCAATCTTCCCACAGATACCGATTACTGGCAGATAATCTCAAGGACTAAAGTCAAACTAGACCGCAACGTCATCATCGAATCCGGCAAAAGTTACGCCATTCGGGTAGATTTCGCCAAAGGCGCGTACGAGGAAAGAATAATAACAGATCCTACAGGTACCTATACCGAAGTAACTGTCAGCTCACCATTCAGCAAGATTCCCATGGAACACGATGGTTATTCCTTTGGCGAGGTAGATAAAGTTGTCAAACCGGCCAGGATCGTATCTCTTAAACGCAAACGTAACTGCGAGTTGGAAATCGAAGCCGTTGAATATGATGAGCGCATTTATGATGACAGCACGGTGATCTTGCCCCAAAGGAAATACTCCTCTTTAAGCATGGATATCCCCGATGTCACAGGCCTCAAACTTACCGAGCGCATGATCGTGGCCAATGATGGCACCATAGAAGATGCCATCGACGTCTGGTTCGATAAGCCAAACATGACAAATTATTCTGTAAATAACTTCACCAAGGCCAAGATCTACTTATCAGACAACGCCGGCCTCAGTTGGAGTTTCGCAGGGGAAACAACCGGTATCCATTTCGCCATCACAGGTAACCTCAAAGACCTCCAAGCCTATAGGATCGCCGTTGTTTCCGTAGGCGTTACCGGTGAAAAATCCATCTTAACCAGCCCCCAGGAAAATATCACCCTAGTAGGCAAATCCGCCCCGCCCCAAGATGTCGCCAATTTCATCGTCAACCAGTCCAGGGACAGGATCGTCTTCAGCTGGTCACACGTCACAGACGTCGACCGCGCCGGCTACGAGATCAGGATGGGCGAGTCCTGGGAAAGCGGCTATCCCATATTAAACGAAGACAAAAAGAATACCGCTGAGCTCCCCATTTTTAAGACAGGCGAAAACCAGAAGTTCTATATCAAAGCCAAGGACACCTCAGGCAACTATTCCCAAAACGCAACCGAAGCGATCATTACCATAGATAATATTCCCTTCCAAAACATCATAAAGAGCTATTCCGAGCAATCAGTCTGGTCCGGCACCTTGGAGAACCTCGAAGTCGTAGATGGGGTCCTCAAGATAACAGAAGGCAACCTTACCGGGAAATATATCACACCAGTCAGGGATGTCGGATACGTCGCCCCTTTCAAGATAGGCATCGACAGCATCGTCACGGCCACAGGGGATACAAAATGGTCCGATTTCGCAGAAACCCTTAAATGGAGTGACTTACCTGATAATCTAAGATTCTCTGGGGAGGAACTCGCAGGCGCGGCCTCTTTTAGGATAAAGACATCTGAAGACAACATTAACTGGAGCGACTGGCTACTATGGCAGCCAGGGGACTACAATTGCCGATTCTTCCAGGTAGAAATGACCCTGATAAGAAACTCTACGGCGCAGGACCTGCAATGTTCCCAGATGAATTACTTTGCAGACCTCCCGGACGTAGACGACAAGTTCGAAGATGAAATAACAGACGCCGCAGCGGGTAAGGACGTCGTCTTTAACAAGACTTTCCATGAGATTCCTTACGGTGTAGATGTGATTCCTTTAACCGGCAATGGAGTCTATCGTAAAATAACCAATCTTGACACGACAGGTGGCAACATAAAACTTTATGACCTTGTCGGCGCTCCTGCGACCGGCCAGATCAAGGTCCACGTACACGGGATATAATATGAAAAAACTTATAATCATCTTAATCAGCATTTTCCTCCTGGCCATAACCTGTTCTTACGCGGATATGACCATCCAACCCCTGAAGATTTATGTCGATGAGGAAACCGAAAAGAATATAGCCTGGGCCAATGGCACAATAGTCTATGTAACGAATACAAGCAAAACTTACCAGCTCCAGAACGGTTCTTTTGTGGAATACTATCCAAGTGGCAAATATTGGAAAGACGATGGTACCCTAGGCGACCCTTCCGGCGGCACTGCCGATATAGATGGAGGATCTGCCGATACTGACTATAACCAGGTTCCAGACATAGATGGAGGAGGGGCATAATGAAAAGACTTATTTTATCTATTCTAATTTCTTTGTGTTTTATCTCATCAGGATTAGCCGCGCAAAAAATACAGTTCAGGCGGGATGTCGCTGCCACATGGACTTCCGTCAACCCCACCCTCGCATCCGGGGAAATAGGTCTTGAAACAGACACGGGAAAATTCAAGATGGGCGATGGCACTACTGCCTGGACTTCTCTCGCTTATTTTAGCGCAGGTGCAATAGCGAGTTATCCAGGAGCAGGTATAGCAGTATCTACTGGTTCGGGATGGAATTCATCAATAACCGACAATCATTCCAATTGGGATACCGCCTACGGCTGGGGCAACCATTCACAAGCTGGATATTCAAAATATGAATTTGGGGCAAATGATTTTAATGGTACGGGAGATTTTACTACAACATCTAATGTCAGTGCAGCTGAATACTATGGGAATGGTTCACATCTGGAAGGAGTGATTGCGGAAGAAGTAGAATGGAGTAAAATTACTGGGAATATCTCCAATCAGACGGATTTACAAGAGGAGTTCAATAGCAAGGTATCGAATACCACCACAGTCAATGGTCATGCCCTTTCTGCCAATATAACAGTTAATAAAACTGATATCGGCCTGGGGAATGTCAGCGATATCGATACCACCAATCCCGCAAACATAACCCAAGATAGCGATCATCGTTTTGTCAATGATACCGAGAAATCTGACTGGAATGCTAAAGCGGACTATGAGTTTGGCGCGCATAATTTTAATGGCACAGGAAATTTTACTACTCCAGGGAATATTAGCGCAGGTAATCTTTCAGGAACTATAAATCCCGCCAATGTAACCCAAGATACAACTCACCGTTTTGTGAGTGATGCTAATATAAGCAACTGGAATGCTAAGCCGACCACTTCCTCTACGGATACCTTTACCAATAAGCGTAACCAGAAAAGAATTGATTCCCAAACGACTACAAACACTATTACCCCTGAAATCTCAACTTACGACATCTTTGTAAGAAGCGCGCAGGCGCACGACCTAGTAATCAATAATCATTCAACTAGCACTCCTGCCGATGGAGAAACGATGGAATTTATCATCCTTTCTGACGCCACACCTAGGGCAATTACTTATGGGGATAAATATGTAGCTAAGTCAGGGATTGCATTACCTACGACTACCGTGGCTTCGAAATGCACGAAGATGCTATTCCAGTGGCGGGCCAGTATAAGCCAATGGGATTTAATAGCATCAACGCAAGAGGCTTAATATGAAAAAGTTTTTTTATAAAAGGTGGTCTTTCAGAGAGCGCAAGTGTGGGAACATAGTTCAAGGTTTGCCTTTACTATGCCACAGCCACCTTAAAAAACTTCTCCTTACTCTTGGTTTATTATTTTTACCCTTACAGATATTTGCTGCAACTTCTTCAGTTACTCAGACCGCCGCAGGAAATTATACCTGGCTCTGTCCTCCTGGCGTTACCACTTTACAAGTTGAACTTCGGGGTGGCGGAGGTTCAGGCGGCGGTTCAACGACTAATCCCGGCGGCGGAGGTGGTGCGGCAGGCGGTCAGTATTCTATTAACAGCAGTTTAGCGGTTACCGCAGGTACTACTTATAACTATACGGTTGCGGCGGCGCAAACGACAGTAGGCACAGGAAATGGTTCTGATGGACACGATAGTACCTTTAATACCAATAGTGTAGTTGCCAAAGGCGGGCAGCATGGAACTTCATACCAGGGTGGCGCAACCCATGGCACAGGTTCAACAACTGGCGGCGTAGGCACAGTTACCGCAGGAGTAAGTGGCGAGGACGGAACGACCACTTATGGAGGAGCAGGCGGTGCAGGGGGAAATAGTGGAGGAGCAGGCGGTGCAAGAAAATCTTCCGACGGGAATGGCAACAATGGAACTGCTCCTGGCGGCGGAGGGTCAGGCGGTTTCAAGAATACAACATCAAGCAGAAATGGTGGCACAGGCGCAGCCGGGAAGTCTATTCTTACTTATACCACTCCTTTAGTCTCTGCACTTACAGATAATTTCAATGATAATTCTTTAGATGCGAAGTGGACTACTTATATAGATACTGGTGCTGGTTCTATTGCGGAAGCTAATCAAGAAATTGAGATAACTACTAATATTAATGTTTCAGGATATACAGAATTATATTCTGTAAATGATTACGATTTAACAGGTTCATCTATGACAATAAAAGTCATAGATAGGGGGAGTATAACTAATACTAACCTTTATTTTTATCCTCTTTTTGCGATAATTTGGAGCGGGAATTATGACCTTATAGGATGGGATATATTTACTCTTGACGGTATAAATATGCGCATTTGCCCAGTTAAAAGAATTAATTATTCTTTTACTTTAATAGGGACAGATGTCGCTTATAACGCTAATACCTACCGTTACTTAAAAATCAGGGAACTTTCAGGAACTACTTATTTTGACTACTCCGCTGATGGGTTAAATTGGAATAATTTTAATTCTGTTGCCAATCCTATTACTATTACAGCTATCCGAGGGAGTAGTTCTGTATACACTACCTCTGCAACTGTTTCTGCCACTACAGCTAAAGTAGATGACTTTAATATATTGCCGAGCGGAACAAACCACAACGGAGATTTTTTTCAATTCTTTAATTAAAGGAGCATAGATATGAAGCAAATCATTCCTCATAAGCTCATTATATCTCTTAACCAGGACGGAACCTTTAAGAGCGGAATCCTGCAGTACAAACTTAAAATAGACGAGATAGAAGAAAGGCAGTTTCGTACTTTGGGGATTACGCAGGGTATCAATCAGGAAGAAATCAATAAGGTCTTAGAGGACGCCAAATCGCACGCAGAACAAGGAGAAGGAATATGAAAAGAAGATTATTGATAACAGCGTTAATTTTTTTACTGGCCGGCAGCAATGCATTCAGTGCGTGGGATCCTACCAAGCCAGGCAATGACGATATAGTGAAATATGGTCCTGCAGTAATCAGGGCGAATTTTGAA